GAAGAACTGGCGGGCGTATTGGAATGGAACACGCCCGCCGCATCCGGCGCGCTGGGCAGCGCGATCAGCGAGATGAGCGAAGGGGTACTCAGACAGATCGAACGAACCATCCGCCAATATGAAAGGAGTCAAAACCATGATGAACGAACTGACGTACACGAAGAACGGAGAGTATTGGATTCCCGACCTGACAGCAGCCGAACAGCCGACGGAGCTGAGCAAATACGGACGGATGCGGGAGCGGTTTCTGAAGGAGCATCGGACGATCACCTACAACAACCTGCTCCTGAGCGGGAAGCTGACCGCGCACCTGACGGAGATCGACCGGGCGGCGGTGAATCGGATGGAGGAGATCGTGTCGGAGCTGGCGAAGCAGGCGGGCGCGACGGAAGAACTGAAAGCGAGCGACCCGATGCGCTGGGTCGGACTGATGAACACCTGCAAGGCGCAGGCGGAAGAAATCGTGATGAACGAGCTGATTTACGCCTGAATCGGCAAATGAGCCTGTTCCCGACCGAAGCGGAACAGATACAAACCATTGAAGAAGCGGACGACCCGACGGTTGCCGCTTCTTTTTTGATGGAAAAAGCGGCGGATGTCATGCTGCGCTTGGGCGGCAACAGTGAAGAAATCCGCAAGGAGCTTGCCTTTGATTACAGGATCGGAAAATCGGCGGATAAAATCGCGGCGCACATGCGGGCGCTGTACCACGGCGGCGACGGCTTTGAAATCGACGGATGGCGGTTTTCGGCGTGGTATGCGGAAGATGGGATTCGCCTTGCGGGCGGGAGTCGCGCACGGTATGCCGACACAGCCTGCGTCATCCCATGGACAGATGCGGCAGCGCGCGTCGGTGAGCTGATCGAAGCCGGGCAATTCGGAACAGAGCTGGAAAACGTGGAAGCCGCAGGCTTTGTCAGGCGGCAGGTCGCCCGCCAGCTCATCGAGGTATATCGCGACAGTTTCGCCAAAGAGCATGGCTATCTGCCCTTGATACAGGCGGCAGAACCGATTGTGTTCCCAGACTGCGTGGATCGGCTTCTTGAAAAGATGGAACAGCCGGACGGGCTGCATGAATTGATCGGGCAGGTCGAAACATTCGCGGATGCGGTCGAGCGTCAGCCCGAACTGATGCGGACACAGTTTTTCATGCCTGATGCGATTTTGCCACGGCTCAGGGATTTGACGCTGGAGCAGCGGGAGCTGCCCAAAGGCGAAAGAGAGCTGTCGGAAGTCCGCGGCTTTATTACGCAGGATGAAATCGACTGGATTTTGACCGGCGGCTCGGATTTTGCGGGCGGAAACGAGAGAATCCGGGCGTTCTTTTCTCAGCCGCACGATGAAAAAGAGCAGGTGGAATTTCTCAAGCGCGAGTATGGAACGGGCGGACGGATGCCCGGCGTATCGGGCGCGGCGCACAGCGAAGAATGGCACGACGCAAAGGGTATACGGCTTCGGAAAAACGACTGTCTGGACGTGAAACTCGGCTGGGAAAAAGTCGCAGAATGCATCAACAGGCTGATTCGCGCAGGACGGTATACAAGGCGAACAGAACCCAATCGGGAAGAAGAAATCCGCCTTGCGCCGGACGTTGCAGCCTATCAGGCGCTCAAAGCAGAACATCCTCATCATCTCGTCGGCGTGAAGGTGGACGACAATCTGCTTTTTTACGGGGACGATGCGGCAGCTGCCGCGCCGCTGATGGATACCAAGCTGCTTGAGCGGGATATCCCCGGCATGGGGACGGTATCGGTCACGGGGATACCCTTCAGGCGCTGGCGCGTTGCGGCGGGAAAGCAGACCGAAAACGGACACAGCATCTACTTTGCCGAGCCTGCCGAACAGGGCGGCTATGAGGTTGTCAAAGAGCTGAGCGGCAGGACGGATACGCCGCATTATCAGGTGGGCGATACGGTCTATTTGGGCGGCTCGACATTCCTGATTGAAGAAATCACGGATACGCATGTGACGATGCGCGACCCGACGCTGCTTTATCCGATTTCAAGGGTGGAGCGGCGGGAAACCTTCGAGCAGATGCTCGCCGAAGATGTGCGGAACGATACGCTGTTCTATGATTGGGAAGAAACGCCGTCCGTTGAATCTGTCGCGGTCGGATTGGATGCGGAAGAACCCCGGCAACTGCCGCAGGAAGAAGCCGAGCCATACAGGGCGCAGAACTTTCGTATCACAGACGAGCATCTGGGTGAAGGCGGCGCAAAAGCGAAGTTTGGCTATAACATTGCGGCAATTCGCACGCTCAAGCAGATTGAAGCGGAGGGCAGGCAGGCGCGCCCGGACGAGCAGGAAATCCTCTCCCGATACGTCGGCTGGGGCGGTATCCCGCAAGCCTTTGACGCGGATAACGCGCAATGGTCGGAAGAATATCGCCAGCTCAAAAACCTGCTGACGGAGGATGAATACGACGCGGCGCGCGGATCGACGCTCAACGCGCATTACACGTCGCCGCTCGTCATTCGCGCGATGTATGACGCGGTGGACCGGATGGGCTTTCGCACAGGGACGATTTTGGAGCCATCCTGCGGCGTGGGCAACTTCTTCGGGATGCTGCCCGAAAATATGGCTGGAAGCCGGCTCTACGGCGTGGAGCTGGACAGCATCACCGGGCGCATCGCGCGGCAGCTCTATCCCGATGCGCAGATTACCGTCAGCGGCTTTGAAAAGACGCAGCGCAAAGATTTCTTCGATCTGGCGGTCGGCAACGTCCCCTTTGGCGGTTACAAGGTTTCCGATAAGCAGTTTGATAAATACAATTTTCTGATTCACGACTACTTTTTTGCCAAGACGCTGGAACAGGTACGACCGGGCGGCGTTATTGCGTATATCACCTCAAAAGGCACGATGGACAAGGCGGCTCCCGACGCGCGCCGATACATCGCGCAGCGGGCGGAGCTGCTGGGCGCGATCCGTCTGCCCAATACGGCGTTTGCAGCCAATGCGGGAACGAGCGTGACGACGGACATCCTCTTTTTGCAGAAAAGGGAAAGTCCCATCGACATAGAGCCGGACTGGGTGCATCTGGGGCAGACGGAGGACGGCATCCCCATCAACAGCTACTTCGTCAGCCATCCCGATATGATGCTGGGCAGCATGGCATGGGATAAGAGCATGTACGGCGACGAGAAAGAAACGACGTGCAGACCCATTCCGGGGGCGGACTTGCAGGAGCAGCTGACGCAGGCGATTCAGCAGATCGGCGGCGAATACCGCGCGGCGGAGGTCATGGAGCTGGCGGAGGGCGAGGAGATTACCGAAACGATTCCCGCCGACCCGGATGTGAAGAATTACAGCTATACCCTCGTGGGCGGCGAGGTGTATTTCCGCGAAAACTCGGTGATGGTGCGCCCGAAACTGAATCGAACGGCGCAGGAGCGCGTTAAGGGCATGGTGGCTTTGCGGGATACGGTCTACCGTCTGATGGACGCGCAGCTTGAAGAAGCCGGCGACGAAGCGATTGAACGCGAACAGCGGGAGCTGAACAGGCTGTACGATGCGTTCAGCGCGAAGTTCGGGATGATTAACGACCGGGCAAACCGGCTGGCTTTTGCGGATGATTCTTCCTATTATCTGCTCAGCTCGCTTGAGGTGCTGGACGAAGATCGGAAGCTCAAGCGAAAAGCGGATATGTTCACCAAACGCACCATTCAGCGCCCGCGGGCAATTACGCATACGGATACCGCCGCAGAAGCGCTGGCGGTATCCATCGGGGAAAAAGCGCGGGTGGATCTGCCGTATATGGCGGAACTGACGGGAAAGGATGAAGCGGAAATCACGAAGGAGCTGTCCGGCGTGATTTACTTAGACCCTGAAACGCGGACGTGGCAGACCGCAGACGAATACTGCTCCGGCAACGTGCGGGAAAAGCTCAGGCTGGCGCAGGCTGCGGCAGCGGAGGATGAGACGTTTACGGTCAATGTCGATGCGCTGCAAGCCGTGCAGCCCAAAGACCTTGACGCTTCGGAGATCGACGTTCGCCTTGGCGCGACGTGGCTTCCGACGGAGGATATCGAGGCTTTCATGTACGAGCTGCTGTCCACGGAAGAATACATGAAGCGGCGGCTCAAAGTCAGTTTTTCCCGATTTACCGGCGAATGGAGCATCAGCAACAAAAGCGTGTTAAGCCGCAACGATGTGGCGGCGTATGAAACCTACGGCACCCCAAGGGCAAGCGCGTATAGGATTCTGGAAGATACGCTCAACCTGCGCGACGTGCGGCTTTACGATACCGTTCAGGGTACGGACGGCAAGGAAAAACGCGTGCTGAATTCCAAAGCCACGATGCTCGCCCAGCAGAAACAGCAGTCCATCAAGAACGCTTTTCGGGAATGGATATGGAGAGAGCCGGAACGCAGGCACAGGCTGGTGAAGCGGTACAACGAACTGTTTAACGCAACCAGACCGCGCGAATACGACGGCTCCCATATTGTTTTTGCGGGTATGAATCCCGAAATTACGCTCAGAGAACACCAGAAAAACGCGATTGCGCGCATGTTGTACGGCGGAAATACATTATTGGCACACGAAGTTGGGGCTGGGAAGACGTTCGAGATGATAGCAGGTGTTATGGAATCGAAAAGACTGGGTTTATGCACGAAAAGCATGATCGTTGTCCCTAATCATCTAACCGAACAGTGGGCATCGGAGTTTCTTCGGCTGTACCCCAACGCCAACATTCTGGTAGCGACCAAGCGCGACTTTGAAAAGGGACGGCGGAAGCGCTTTTGCTCGCGCATCGCAACCGGCACTTATGACGCGGTGATTATCGGGCAGAGTCAGGCGGAACGCATCCCCATCAGCCGGGAACGGCAGGAGCGAATCATCCGCGATCAGATTACGGAAATCACAGACGGCATTGCGGAGGTCAAAAATGCCCACGGCGAGCGGTTTACCATCAAGCAGCTGGAACGCTCCAAAAAGCAGCTTGAGGCGCGGCTTGAAAAGCTGAAAGCGGAGGAAAAGAAAGATGATGTCATCACCTTTGAACAGCTCGGCGTGGATCGGTTGGTGGTGGACGAAGCGCATTATTACAAAAACATGTTTCTATATACCAAAATGCGCAATATCGCAGGGCTTTCGACGAGCGAAGCGCAGAAATCCAGCGACATGTTCGCCAAGTGCCAGTACATGGACGAGCTGACGGGCGGGCATGGCATCGTGTTTGCGACGGGTACGCCGGTATCCAACAGCATGGTCGAGCTTTTCACCATGCAGCGCTATCTGCAATATGAAACGCTGCGGAAGCGGGATTTGACGAACTTCGACGCATGGGCTTCCGTATTCGGGGAAACCGTGACGGCTATCGAGCTTGCGCCGGAAGGAACGGGCTATCGCGCCAGAACTCGGTTTGCAAAATTTTACAATCTGCCGGAGCTGATGAACATGTTCCGCGAGGTGGCGGATATCAAGACGGCGGATCAGCTTCATTTGCCCACGCCGATCGCGCACTATGAAACCGTCGTCGTGCAGCCCTCCGAAATTCAAAAGCGGATGGTGCAGGAGCTTTCCAAACGCGCCGCCAAAATTCACAGCGGGTCGGTCGATCCGCACATCGACAACATGCTCAAGGTGTCGTCGGACGGAAAGAAGCTGGGGCTGGATCAGCGGCTCATGAATCCCATGCTGCCGGACGACCCCGGAAGCAAGGTCAACGCCTGCATCGGCAACGTACTGCGGATTTATAGAGAAGGCAGCGCGCAGAAGCTGACGCAGCTCATCTTCTGCGATAGTGTAGCGATATGTTGCTACAAATAAACTTTAAGTGGGCGAAAGCCTGTAAGGAGGTAAAAGTAGCGGGGAAAACAGAGTTTTCCCTAACTGATATTCCGAAGAGTGGAATGATGGGGGTAACGCCCTGAAACGCTCACCTGATACTACGTTGGAAGCAAAGGAGTGCAATATCCTGCGCTGACACAGCACGTTGAAGTCGGCTGAGAACCGTCCAAACAGAGCCGTAAGGCAGATGTGGAAAGCTGTCCAGAGGTGGATGGTGCGGTCTATAGGTCGGGGGTCTATAAAATGCCTATGACAAGAATGTGGCTGACAACCACTGACGAAAGTCCGAACGTATGGGTCAAGAAGAAAGAACGGTAGAAATGCCGTTGCCATGAAAATGGTGTATGTGGGGTAAAGTAAGGCGGTCGCAATGAAATTCCTTATAGCACTACAGGTGCTATCCAGCATACTGGCCAAAAGGATAGTCTAAGGGCATCATGTACAGATAGGAATATCGGAACGTAGAAAGTCCCGGATGTGGAGCGATTGCACGCTATGAAACATGAAAAGGAAATCTGTGTCGTCAGAAATGAAGGTGCAGTATAACTTTTCTTAATCCGGGAGGAAGGTGCAGCCATGGTACCGTATTCAGTCAGCGATGGCTGAATTTAGAAGCCGTGAAAAAAGTAAGCGGTGGAGGGACGGGCTGTAGTCAAGAGTAAATTGAAAATAGCATGATTAACAAACACGCATAGGTTCGAGTAGGACTAAGAAAGGTTAAGCCCACGAAAGTGAGTGATAACCGACTATGGCAACAAAGAAAAAGGCTTTGAAGAAATCGAAACTGCGCCATGCTGAATATTACGATTTCCAGGAAATTCAAGATAAGCTGTATGCCGAAAGTATGGATGGCAAGGTGTTCACCAAACTGGTGGAAATTATCACCCTACCGGAAAATATCAAATTGGCATACCGGAACATCAAGAAGAATAAAGGAAGCAAAACAGCAGGCACAGATGGCAAGACCATACAGCACTTAGAAAAACTCTCTGAAGAAAAGCTCGTTGCGCTTGTGCAACGGAAATTCAGTTGGTATGTTCCCCAAAGTGTTCGCCGGGTAGAGATCCCCAAGGACAACGGTAAGACAAGACCGTTGGGGATACCGACCATTATGGACAGACTTGTTCAGCAATGTGTTCTACAGGTTTTAGAGCCGATTTGTGAAGCAAAATTCCATGACCACAGCTACGGATTCAGACCAAACAGAAGCCAGCAGCACGCAATTTCTCAAGTCCATAAAAATATGCAGCTAAGTCATCTGCATTATGTAGTTGACATCGACATTAAGGGATTCTTCGATAATGTGAATCATGGCAAGCTGCTGAAACAACTGTGGACACTTGGAATACGTGACAAAAAGCTGATTTCTATTATGTCTGCAATGCTGAAAGCGGAAGTTGCGGGAATTGGCTTTCCAGAGAAAGGAACACCGCAGGGCGGTATCATCTCTCCGCTCCTGTCAAATATTGTACTGAATGAGCTGGATTGGTGGCTGGCAAGCCAATGGGAAAACATTCCAACGCAATATCCGTTCAAGCAAACGCCTAACCGCAACGGTAGTCCCAATCATGGTAATAAATACGCATCCCTGCGTAGAAGCGGGCTGAAGGAAATAACGTGTGTCCGATATGCGGACGATTTCAAAATATTTACCGATAGCTATTCCAACGCGGTCAAGCTGTTCCATGCAACAAAGGGCTGGCTGAAAGAGCGTCTTGGTCTGGATATAAGCCCGGAGAAGTCCAAGGTAATCAACTTAAAAGAGGACTATTCTGAATTTCTGGGATTTAAGCTGAAAGTGATTCCTAGAGGCAAAACCAAACAGGGACAAACCAAATTTGTTGTAGAGAGCCATGTCAGAGAGAAATCAATTAAGAAAATTAAAGACAACCTTGCGAAACTGACCCATGCAATACAATACCCGAAGAATGCGACACATTCCGAATACGAGGAAATCGCGAAATACAATGCCTTTGTACTCGGTGTCCATGACTACTACAGCATGGCAACCAAAGTCAGCAAGGATTTCAGAGGATTAGCCTTTTCAGTCCAAAAGAGCCAGAAAACAAGATTGCAACAGCGGTTAAAAACAGCGGCAGAGGTTAAAAAGAATCCTTCCACACATGATACCCCTTTATTTTATATGCCTCCGAGGATAGAGACGGAGGGAGAGAGCGGCCGCTGGATTTTCATTCCGAAAGCAGCGGCGTATTTTTTTGTATTCGATGCAGGAAAAGATGGATTTGAGAAGCTTGTTGCGTTCGAGCGGGTCGGCGGTGGTGTCATAGACTTCAAGCACGTTGAGGATGAGCGGCAGGTTGGCGAGCATCACTTCGTCGTCGGTTGGTTCGGTAGCGGTTTGCAGGGCGTGGAGGGCTTCTTCGGCGGCGCGGATTTCCCGATCTTTTTCGGCACGGCGGGCGACAAAGGCGGCGGAATCGTACACGCCTTCTTCGTAGGCCGCGTAGATGCGCTCGCGCTGCTGCTGGAGGCGGTCGATCGTGGCTTGTGCAGCGGAGAGCTGTGCGGCGCGGTGATCCGGCGCGGGAACAGCGGGGGATGAAGTGGCGGTCAGAACGAAATCATCGAGCATGGAGAGAATGGTCTTTTCGACAAGGGACAAAGCTGTGGCGGTGGTCAGACAGCCGGGCGTGGGGCATTTGAGCATATCATACCGCGAGCCGCGCGCGTTGCCGTTATCCTTGCGCACCATCGCCTTGCCACAGACGGCGCAATAGACCAATCCGGCGAGTGGGTTGCGAACCGGCACGCTGGCATGACAACGCGTGAGGTCGTGCGAAGCGCGGACATTTTGCGCCACGTCGAAGGTCGCCTGATCGATGAGCGCGGGATGCTTACCCGGTGCGAGGATCGATGCGGCGTTGGCGACGCGTGAGGTGGAAAGCGTGCCGTCTGCGTTCATGCGGGTGACGGAGGTGCGCTTGCCCCAAGTGACATAGCCGGCATAGACGGGGTTTTTGCTGATGCACATCACCGAGCTGTTTGTCCAGAGGTGATCGGTGTTGGTGCGCAGGCCGAGGGCGTTGAGCCGCTGGGCGATGGTTGCGCAGCCGATTTTTTCGCGGGCGTACATGTCGAAAATCATCTGAACGATGGGTGCCTGCTCTGGATCAGGCTCAAGGGTGTAGCCCTTGCCGGGGCGAACCTTAATTTTTCGATAGCCGTAGGGAACGCGGCCCTGCCAAAGCCCCTCGGAGGCGGAAGCCTGACGACCGCGCTGCATGCGCTTTTTGATATACTTATACTCGCGGCGCGCCATCATCAAATCGGATTGCAGCACATCTTCGTCCCAGTCTTCGGAAAGGTCGTAGGTGTGTTCGGGCGTGATGATCTTCGTGCCGGAGTATTTGAAGGTGTTCATGATGCGCCCCTGATCCATCAGGTCGCCGCGCGTGAGACGCGAAACCTCGACGGTCAGCACGCCGTCGTACATTCCGGCAGCAACGTCGGCAAGAAGACGCTGCATCTCCGGACGGTCGGAAAGGCGGTCGCCGGAGATGATCTCGCTATATTCGGCCACAATGGGCAGCCCGGCGCGCTCGGCAAAGGCCAGCAGCCGCGCACGGTGGCGGGCAAGGCTTTCGCCTTCGCCGCGAGCTTCAGCTTCCAGATCGGCGCGAGATTTGCGCAGGTGGATCGCATAGGGCATGAAAAGAACCTCCAATCGTATACGGGATTTTACGCGCCGCGTGGCTCAGATAAAATGATCGCGGAAGAGATCACAAACGCTTTTCGGAATCGAGCAGGCGCTGCACTTCGCGGTCGAAGTCGGAGACGATGCGCTGCGTTTTGTTGAACGCGTCGTATTCCGCTTCGGCTTTCTTTTTTGCGGCCGCGGCGGAAATGCGTCCCTTATCCGGCAGAATGTCATAGCGGCGGAAAGCAAGAAATTCGTTGACGCTGGAGGCGAACTGCTCCATCGTGAAGGTGTTTTCGCGTTCAATCAAATCTTCAATATAATCAAAATAGCCGGAGACGGTGCGCTCAAGCTGACGAATCTGCTTCGCATCCAGATAGTTTTTTGCGACGGAAACATCCGATTTGAGAATCCGACCATCAGGGGCGTTTTTCCATGTGGTCAGCCCCATGTGATCCTTGGTGCGGTCGGCACGGTCGTAGATGATTTCAGCGGCGGTCTGCCCTGTGATGGCATAGTGGAATTTATTCTGAATCATGGCGTAGAAGTCATGAGCGGTGGCGGTATTTTTATCGTAGTCGATGCTGCACTCTGCGAAGATATCCGTTACCTGCTGCCAGATGCGGCGTTCGCTGGCGCGGATCGAGCGGACGCGCTCAAGCAGTTCGCGGAAATAGTCATGGCCAAACGCAGTTGTTCCCTGTTTGAGGCGTTCGTCATCCAGCGCGAAGCCCTTGGTCATATACTCCTTCAAGACGCTGGTTGCCCAGATGCGGAACTGTGTCGCGCGGCGGGAATTGACGCGGTAGCCGACGGAGATAATCGCATCCAGATTATAAAAATTTGTTTCGGATGTTTGCGTTTTTCCTTCAATGGCGCCGTGGGGAGTGGTTATTTCCATTTTGGAAAGAACCACTTCTTCATTCAGTTCACCTTCGGCAAAGATGTTTTTCAGATGTTTGCTGATGGCCGGAGGTTGAACGCCGAACAGCTCGGCCATACCCTTCTGGGAAAGCCAGATTGTTTCGTCTTTGATGATGGCGTTGACGCTCACATTTTCTTCGGCAGATTGATACATCAGAAAACGAAAATCGTTGCTCATGGAAGCGTCCTTTCTGTTTGCCTCGCTCGTGCGGCTGCATGGGCGGGGCGTTTTTATGTTACAGCAAGCTTTGAAAAGCAACAGCTTTTCCGAGCACGCGGAAAGTGCGAGTATCATCCGGCCCGCCGACGAAGATCGGCCGATAGCGCTCGTTGGCGGCGCGCAGCTCGATGCGGCCGTCGCTTAACTTATAAACGCGCTTGAGCGTTGCGTCGTCGTCGATCAGGACGGCGGCAATCGTGCCATCGTCTACAAAATCCTGTTTTTTGATAAAAACAATGTCGCCGTCGTAGATACGTGCGCCGATCATGGAATCGCCCTTGCAGCGGAGTGCAAAATCACAATCTATATCGTGTCCCAGCGCGACGGAAGCAGAATAATCTTCATCGGCAAAAATGGGCTCGCCGCAGGCGATGCTTCCAAGCAGGGGAACGGAACGGCGGGAAACGGGGAGCACATCGGGATGAGGGAGCATTTCTTTGTCTTCCTGAGGAATCATTGGAACATCAATTCCCATGAGCCAAACGGGATCTACGCCGAGAGCCAGTCCTAGAATGGTTAATTTGTCCTGTCCCGGCTCAACTTTGCCGGAGACATACTGACTAATATCAGAGCGATTCATTTTCACGTTGAATTGAGCCGCATAAGGCTCGGCGGCACGTAAAATATCGATCTGTTTTAGATTTCTTGTTGTCATCAGATAGCGAAGACGGTTGGCAGTGGTGCTTTTTTTCATAAGAGGATTAAAGCCTCCTTCCTGATAGCATTTTATCATGCTTTGAATTTATGTTCAAGGGTAAATGAAAGAAAAGTTCAAGAATTTTGAATTTTGATGTTGACATGGACGATGGACAGAGATATAATCAAGATGTTCAAAGCTATTGAACAAAGCGAGGTGAATAAGATGGCGTTTAATTATCAGAAATTGCTTGGGAGAATCACTGAAAAGATGGGATCTCAAGCAGAATTTGCGCGGCACATGGGGTTGTCTGAGAGGACGATCTCTCTTAAATTAAATGGAAAAGTTCCGTTTAAGCAGAATGAGATTGTCAAAGCAAGCAGTTTGCTTGGAATTGATAATTCGGATATTGCTGTATATTTTTTTACAGTAAATGTTCAATGATGTTTAACGAATGGATGAACTTCGTTGACGCTGGTAACGTCACATAGGCTTTTGATAAGGAGACCGGCATGAACGAAAACAAAAAGCCGCTGGAGGAGGTGAAAAAATGGAACGAAGAAAACCGGTTCGGCGCATTTGTCTAGTGATTACACCGGAGCTTGATCGAAAGATTGTCGAGCTGCGCAAGAAACCGGAATACGAAAGGAAGTCGCTTTCAGAAATTGCGCGGATGATGATGGAGCGCGGAATCTCGATGGAAACATAAAAAAACCCGCCGTGAGACGGGCGAGGTTTCACGGCGGGCTGCAGGAATCGTTACTTCCTGCGGTTGGACAGCACCGAACCCGCAAGGCGTTTGGCGATTTCATCGAGATAGAGTTCATCAACCAGACGTTGCAGAATATCGGCGATTTCTTCTTTCCTTCTGTCGGCCAGAATGTTGGAAGCCAGAGTCGCCAATTCGGCAGATGTCCGAACACTGTTTTGCTTCATGCGTTCACCTCCTTCCTGAGAGGGCAGGTGGACGACACGGGCAACGGGAGAGCACGTGTAGGTTTTAACCTACGGCACAATTATACAGTGCATAACCCCAAAAGACAAGCGAAAAGCCGCTGGAGGATGAAGCTCCGGCGGCGGAAAGGAGAGGAAAATGAATTTGGATGAAGCCAAACTGGGGCCTGCCGAACGGCTTGCGTTGGCGGCCTATCGTATGAACGGCTGGCAATGGGATGACATGTTTGGGGAAAAGCCGGATGGATTCGATCAAATGACCATCGATGAAAAGAATAAATTCATTTATCCGCAATTCATGCAGATTGATGAATTGCTCGGCGATGTCTATTTAGGACGGTGTTTTTGGATTTTTGATGGAAAAACCGAAGCAGAATGGCTCGAATGGCGAAAATCACGGCTTGCCTATGAAAAAGAGTATAAGCGACACGAAGACGCTCAGCGCAGCGAAAAAGACGGCAAGAAGTTGCAAACAAAAATCCCGTTTATCCTTGCGTTTTGCACGGGCGTTTGCCTCAGCCTGCTGTTGCTGCTCGTATTCAAAGCGCTTCATGGCGGCTTCGCCGCGTGAAGTGATTGCCCAAGTGAAACTGGTTTGATCCCGACAATGAACCCAATGGTCTAATTCGCAATTTTTCAGGTACAAACGTTCATCGCTGGAAAAATCATCATCCGTATAAATTGGGTTGGTTTTGATTTTTTGAAGCAGATCGTATTCGGGTTGAATCACAAGATCATCTCCCTTCTGTCTGAACAGTATAGCACAGATTCGGACATGGGAGAAAGAACAAAAAGCCGCTGGAGGATGAAGCTCCGGCGGCGGAAAGGAAAACATGACAGACGATCAATTCACAGAGATTCTTGCAGCCAAAAACCGCGTCGGTCATATCGTGTTCAAGGATGGGCGGCTGGTGAGTTGCGAAGGCATCTTAAAAGGTCGAGTAACGACCAACGAGGCATTTCAAGATATTGAGAATGTTTGGAATAGCCTGCATGTGCTTCTGAATGAAATCACCGATCTGTCAGAAGACAGAAAGAGACTGAACGCGATATTGCGGTCGATTGATGCAAAAGTGATCGACGCGATGCAGGGGACGGGCAGAAGCGCGATGCCCAATGATTGGTGGTAAACTATAGTGTTTTCAAAAGGCATTTGGCTTCGCCTCGGCGCACTGATGCGTCGGGAACGTGAGGCCAGCGGCTTATCGGTTCGCCAGATTCAGAGCATCAGCGGCGTACATTATCGCACGATGTATGCGTATGAACGCGGGGAATACGAAGGCGGAATCACCTTGAACAAGTATATGGCTATTTGCGCGGCTATTGGTGCCGATCCGGCTGAGCTGCTCGAAGAAGCCATGAAGGAGGGACACAACCCATGAAGCGCAACGAAAAGATGACCGCACCGCGGATGCTGGAGGCGGTCTACAAGCGGCCGGGCAAGCCGCCGCGCGTGAAGATGATCGTCGGTACGCGGGAAGCCATCGAAAGCCTGGTCGGCGGGCCGTTTGATTGGACGCCGCTTTCTTCGGAGGACGACGGGCGCGAGAACGTGGCGATCTACAACACGGAGGCGTGGCGTTCGGGCGCGCCAGACAACATGTACGGCATTCGCGGTGCGTTCCTCGTGCTGGGGCGCGACGGCGAGGAACTTTGCGACGTGATCGACCCGCGCGGCGTGTGCCGGATGCTTGGCGGACGGAAGGCAGAAGCATACGGACAACCCGGCGGGGCATGAAATGGACGAAGGAGGCGAGAAGAATGGATGATTGGGAAAACGATGATGATTTTTACGAACTGCCGCGCAAGCCGGGCTGCGGCCGGGTGTTCATGCACAAAGATTTTCTGAAACCGGAAGTTCGGGCGGAAATCGAGAAGAACGCGAGCCGCGTTGCGGAGGAAATCGGCCGGAAGCATGGCTTTCGGCTGATGACCCCGGAGGAATGGGCGGAAAAGCGCGCAAAAGAAAAAGCCCTCCACACGGATGCAGCCATGTGAAGGACAATGGAAAAAGACCAACTTGATTATACCAGATGAAAGGACGAAAGACAATGGATATGCTCGAAGTTTTTCTGATTGTGATTTTCGGCGTGCCGATCATCAGCCTGCTGGTCTTTGCGTTGATCGCCGCCGACGTGATGCAGTGGCAGGAAGAGCAGGGCAGGGCGCAGATATCCGTCCGCCGGAACCGTGCTTTGACGCGGGAACACCTTGCGCGGCTCAGGAAAAACGGCATGCGGGCGCGTCTGATTCGGGTGTGAGCGATGAAGAGCGGCAGAAGATACAGGCGGTGCGCCGTCTGTAAAGAGATCTGGAATGTGAGCGCGGTGGGCGTATCGCCGAAGCGGTACGTCTGCCCGCGCTGCGAGAAGCAGAAGGAGCAAAAGAAGCATGAAGGTTTGGGCGCAAGACGAATTTGATCTGGTTAAAACCGGGGCGGATGGCCAATACCGCTTTGGAAAGGGCGACTTCCGGCGGGTGAATATGCGCGGGCATACGCGGCTGATTCTCGGCGCGGGCAGCCTGCTGGGCGCGGCCAACATCGGGGCGAACAGCGAGATCGGCGCGCACTGCGACTTTGACGCGGGCGCGGTGATCGGGCACGGGAGCATCATCGGGGCGCGGTGCCACTTCGGAAAAGGTGCGTGGATCAAGTCGGGGTGCATCGTCGGGCACGGCGTATGTTTCGGCGACGGCGCGGTGATCGAGCGCGGCGTGGAGCTGGAGGGCGGTGTGGAGCTTCCGGCGAAGGTTGAGCTGTTTGGGGTGAAAAACGCGGACGGGCGCACGATGCTGACCATCGCGCCGGTCATCGGCGGCACGCTGCATGCGTTTCGCGCAGACGGGCGGGTATACGTCAGCCTGCCGGGGCAGCTTCGGCGGCTGGAGGAATTTGCCGAGTATGCGGCGGATCAGGTCGCGTATGCGGAGTTTTCGGGCATGAAGCGGGACAGGGGCGAGGCGCGCGAGCTGCTGGACGCGGCGAATTACATCGCGGCGCGGCTTCGCGAGGGGTAAATCTACTATAATAAAAAGCGCCCCAATGCGGGACGCTTTCGGTGATTCAGAATAGATCGCTGTGTGTGCCGGTGCGCGCCAGCACGAGAATCAACTCGCCTTTATCCACCTTATAAACGAGAAGCCAGTCGGGCGACAGGTGACATTCGCGGTAGCCGGTATAGTTGCCGGAAAGCTCATGGTCGCGGTTCTTGGGCGGCAGCGGGATTTGCTGGCGCAGCAGTTCGACTACTTCTTCCAGCAGGGCGGGATTGCAGCCACGCTTGACCATCTTTTTGTAATCCTTTTTGAATTTGGCTGAAAAGTAAAGGTCAAGCATCATTTCTCCAGAGCCTCCATGAGCGAGCGCGTATCATGGAACGGGCCAGTCAGGTTTCGGCGGTTTTCAACGTCGTCCATAGCGGCAAGCGTTTCGGCGTTTGGCTTATCCAGCTGAACGGGGAACGGAATCCCGTCAGAACGGACGGTCTGACGCAAAAAGATGTTGATAGCGGTCGAGAGCGTCATGCCCAGCTCTTGACAAATGTGGTCGGCCTTGCGCTTCACATCAGCATCGACGCGAACATTGATGTTTACGGTTTCCATTGAAATCATCTCCTTGATGGACATTATAGCATAGTATTCGGCAATAGTAAAGCGTTATGCGTACAATGTAAATAATATTCCGAAAAGCAGCGGGCGGCAAGCCCGCTGACCCGTCTTGTATGGCGCTGAAGCCGTCCGCGCGCAGAGCGCGGAACAGGACGGCGGAACGCGGGAAACCACAAGGAGCGCTTGCGCGACTATGTGTGTTTCCGGGGCACACAGACAAACGGAAGCAGCGGGCGGCAAGCCCGCTGACCCGTCTTGTATGGGTGTATGAACAACTCGACGATGTACAAAGGAGGCCGCGGCATGGACACGAGCGCGAAGGACTGCTTAGTGCTGTTTGATACCTCGGTGGAGGGCAAACTGACGTGCGGCTGGGAGAGCGGCGTGCTCCGTCAGCGGACGCGGACGGTCAAGGCCGGGCCGATGGTCTATGTGGACTGCTACCCGGTATGGGACACGGCGCATGCGCGGGCGGCCAACACGGAAGCGAAGAAGGAGGCGCACGCCAAGGCCCAGAAGCGGCTGGACGCGAAACGGCGGGAACTCAAGGTCGAGCAGCTGACCAACGCGAACTTCGGGGCGCAAGACCTGATTCTGACGATGGAGTATCCGCTGAACCGGCAGCCGGAAAGCGGCGAGAAGGCGAAGGCGGATATCGTGAACTACCTGCGCCGGGTGAATTATGCGCGCACAAAGCGGGGGCTGCTGCCGCTCAGGTATATCTATGTCACGGAATGGACGCAGAGCGAGAAATACGGCCTGCGCTGGCATCACCATGTCATCATGTCCGGAGACGGCATGACGCGGGAAGAGGTTGAGGAAAAGTGGACGAGCAGGCATAAGGGCTTTTGCAACACGCGGCGGGCGCAGCCGAACGAGCGGCACCTGTGCGGGTTTGCCAAATATCTGGTACAGAACAAGCTGGAACGCGAGGGAAGAAACCCACAGGGCAAGGCCAAAGGGCGGACATGGGGACACAGCCGGGGCTTGAAGCTCCCCACCGAGAGCGTGGCCGACAAGAAGATCAGCATCCGCAAGGCGGGGCGCGTGGCCGAGACGGTGGCGGAGTTCAGCCGCGCGAAGGAAATCTTTGAAAAACTTTATCCGGAGTGCGAGCTGCTGGAGATCGGCGCGAAGAAAAGCCGATGGGCCAGCGGCGTTTACGTGCATGCGCTGATGCGAAGGAGGGGTTGAGCGTGGACAAGGGGCGATACCGCGAGCTATGCGCGTTTTGCCGCCGATATGACCAGATGCGCTGCAAAGGGGAGACGGGCGCGGCGCTGATCGAGCGCGCGGCGAAGCAGGCGGACGCGGCAGTCGCGGCGGCGATCCTCCAAAATGTGACGCAGGGCATGCGTTTTGAATACTGCAAATGCTACGCGAGCAAGAGCGCTTTTTACAGGGCGAGAGGGCGTTTTTTCGTGCTGCTGGACGCGGCCTTGCGCGCAGAGGGCGGGAACATGCGCCCATAAAACCAGACGAAGAACAGACAGCGCACCGGAAGACGGCCGGAGGCGCTGTTTGCGCTACACGCGAAAAAAACAAAGCCAACTGATTGACGCGGCGGGCGGAACGCATGGCTTTTGCGCTACAAAAAAGCCGACCGGGGGAGGGGCAGGCGGAAAAGTTTGGGACTACGGCGCGCAAAAATGTGGTATGACAGAGGGGAGAACAAATCTCAGGGAGGTACGTATGAGCGAAGACATGCTGACGGTTGCCGAACCCCTCGAAGGCGACGCGCAGGGCACGGAGGAAACCTCCGCGCAGGAACTGGCCGAGGGCCTGACGCAGAGCGACGGGCAGGAAGAAGCCCAGAACGACGGGGGAGGCGCGGACGGGGAAGCGCCGGAAGAGGCGAAAGGCGACGAGCGGCTGGAGGCATACAGAAAGGGCATCCTGTCGCTGGCGGAGGACGGATGGACGACGGACGAGATTCGCGCTTTTTCGCAGGACGGGAAAGTGCGCGAGAATCTTGCGCGCGGCATGACGCTGCGGCAGGCAGCACACGCCTATCTGGTGGCCGGACGCGGGGAAAAGCCCAAAGAAGAGCCGGAAGAGAAGCCGGCAGAAAAACCGGCTGCCAGACGGCGCGCCGTGCCTACGGCGAGACAGACGGCGATGGGCGCGTCAGATGCGGGCAACATGATCGAAAACATGACCGACGCGCAGTTCCGTGAGTTCTCGAAACGGGCGGAGGCGGCCATGATGGCGGGCAAGAAAGTTCACTTTGACTGACGGAAGGAGAAAAGAGCATGGCGAACACGAACACCAACACGAACATGACGACAAGCAGCGGCCTTACGCCGGGCATGCAGACCTACTACAACCGAACGCTTCTGGAGACGTTTGAACCCAATCTGGTGCATTTGCAGTTCGGCGACGAGCACCGCATGCCGCCCAATAGCGGCCTGATTATGAACATGCGCAAGATGATTCCGCTGGAGGCGGACACGACCGAGCTGTCTGAGGGCAATCCGGGCGACGGCGTGATGGTCACGGAAACCGAAGTGACGGTGCAGCTCAAGCAGTACGGAAAATACGGCAAGTTTACCGACAAGCTGATGATGACGCACCTGGACGAGACGATTCTGCGCGAGGTGAAGCGCTTCGGCGATCAGGGTGCGCGCAGCATCGACACGGCGGTGCGCGAAGAGCTGGCGACCTGCACGAACGTCATCTATGCGGGCGGCAAGACGAGCCGGGCGGCGCTGACGGCGGCGGACAAGCTGACCAGCACCGAACTGCGCAAGGCGGTGCGCCTGCTCAAGAAGAACAACGCGCAGAAATTCGGCGGCTACTACATCGCCATCGTCGGGCCGGACACGATCTTTGACTTGCAGGACGACGAAAAATTCATCGCGGTGAGCAAGTACCAGGACAAGGAGAACATCTACACGGGCGAGGTGGGCCGTCTGTTCGGCGTGCGGCTGGTGGAGACGACCGAAGCCAAGATCTTTGAGGGCAAGGGCGCAAGCGGCGCGGACGTGGCGAGCGTGATCGTGCTGGGCAAGTACGCCTACGGCATCACGAGCCTGAAAGGCAGCAAGCCGAGCGTGATTGTGAAGCCTGCGGGCAGCGCGGGCACGGCAGACCCGCTCGACCAGATTTCCACGGTGGGCTGGAAGATGGACGGCTTCGGCGTGAAGATGCTTCAGCCGGAGTATGCGGTGAGAATCGAGTGCGGATTCAGCGCATAAGAGCATGCCCCGCAGGCAAGGGGAGCTTAGGGGGCTAAGGAACAACGGAAGGAGAAACCATGGACAACGTCAACACGACCAAGAGCATGAAAAAGGCCAGCACGCAGCTGGAGGGCAAAATTCAGAAAACGCGGGACAACATGGACGCGCTGCTGGCACAGGCGGGATGCAAGGGGGCGAAAAAGGTCAAAACCCGCATTCCGCTCAGCCCGGTTACGCCTAACGACGACGTGCTGTATCTGGGGCTGAACGGCGTGAGCTTTTATTTCAAGCGCGGCGAAACGGTGGAACTGGCCGAACCGCTTGTTGAGCTGATGGAAAACTGCAAGGAGCTGTAAGGCGATGGAGAGGGAGAAACCCAGAGAACCGCCCCAGGCGGGCGACATTCGGCTTGACCCCTTCGAGGTCTTGCGAAGCGAACAGCCGCTCAGCGGTGAGGAAAAGGCGCTTTTGCGCAGAGGCTACGATCTGTTTGAGTTTTACAGGCGGCACCTGCTGGAGGAACACGGGGAAATGCGCCGGGCACGTGCCCTGCGCCAGAAGAAACAGCAGGACAGAAGCCGCACGTCGCCCGCCTCCAACACGCTGGGCAGCTGCATCGACAACGCGGTAGCCGATCAGATTGACAACCGTCCCGAAGCGCTGATGATCCCCGAACGGGAAGAGACGGCGCAAAGCGCGGAAGAAATGACCGACGTGGTGAGCTTCGTGCTCTATCAGGCGAAATTCGACGAGACATACGCCACGCTGATGGAAGATGCGGCGGTGACGGGCACCGGCGTGGCGCAGGTCTTCTGGGACGACGATCTGGACGGCGGAGAGGGCATGGCCAGCGTGATGGCCTGGCATCCGGAGGATTTTTATCCCGACCCGATGTACGAAGACATTCAGCTTGGGCGCGGCTGTTTTAAGGCGACACGCACGAGCGTGGCATGGGTGGAGCAGCACTATCCCCACGCGCGCGGCTTTGTGCAGCCGGATCAGGCGACGAGGCCGGAGGAAGAGGACGACCCCATGCTGGAGGCGCCGGAAGGGGACGCGGTGACCACGCTGCTGGAATTCTGGTACAAGAAATACAACGCCCAAACGCGGCGGACACACGTACACATGGCGCTCTTTGCCGGGCGCGCGCTGCTTTACAGCAGCGAAACCGGGTATGGAAACGAGGAAGGGGCCTATGACGAGGGCGTTTATGCGCACGGGCAGTATCCGTTCGTGCTCTACAAATACCGCGACGTGTGGCGCAAGCCCTTCGGCACGGGCATGGTCTACGACTATCGGGACAGCCAGGAGGCCATCGACCGCTATTACAAATACCTGGACGACAACGCGCGGGAGAGCAGCGTTCAGCGTCACTTTATCCGCAAGGGAAGCGGTGTCAACCCGGACGACGTGGCCGACCTGCGCAAGACCATCATCGAGTGGGACGGAAACGACATCCGCGAGGTGCTCCAGACGGTGCAGGCCGCGCCGCTGAACGGTCAGGTTTATCAGATGATGATGCAGCTGACGGACGCGATGAAGGAAGACAGCGGGCAGAACCAGTTTGTGCGCGGCGAAGGCGGAAAAGGCGTGACGGCGGCGAGCGCGATTCAGGCGTTGCAGGAAGCCGGAGGCAAGATTGCCCGAATGCACACGGAGAAATACAAGGCGGCCTTCCGGCAGATGGTCGAACAGATTCTCTGGGTGCTGAGCGAATACATGGAGCCGGGGCGCAAGATGAAAATCATTGGCGGCTGGGACAGTTCGGGCAACATGAAAGAGAAAATCATCGAGCTGATCGCCCCGAAGGGCGAGGGCGACAGGCTGCCCAAGCCCGCTTACACGGTGCGCGTGCAGGTGCAGAAGAGCAATCCGCTCCAGATTCAGGCGGACAACGAATTTTTGACACAGGTCGCGACGATCTGCGCGCAGAGCGGAAGCCCGCTTCCGCCGGAAACCGTGGTCAGCCTGATGGAAGGCGTGAGAACCAAGGGAACGGTGCTCAAAGCCTTGCAGGAAAACGGCCAGATGCAATCGCGCATGCGCATGCTGGAGGAACAGCTGGCGGCGGCCAATCAGAAAAACGAGAGCATGCAGCAGGCGGCGCGGGGCATGCAAAAAGCGCTGACGAGCGGCGGTTATGCCAACCTGGGGGTGGAAGCGGATGTTCGAGGCGAAGCTGACGGCGGCACAGAAGGATGAAATCTTCGAGCGCGCGATCTTTGAAGGGGAGAGCGACGCGGCTCTGGCCGAAACCTATCAGGTGAGCCGGAAGACGATCTGGCGGGTGACGCACGACAAAAAGCGCATTGCCCGGAAGAAAAGCACGCTGGAAACCATGCGCGAACTGGCGCAGATGCGCATTGACGCGCAGGCCGAACGGGCGGCGCGCAAGCAGATTGAGCTGATGGACAGGGAATTGCCGGACAGCATGATCTACATCAACCAGAACGCGGCGACGGAAATTCTCGACAGGGCGGGCGTGAAGCGCAAGGACGAGGAAAGCGGCGAAATCAACGTCAGAATCACAGGCGGCTTTGCGACGAAAATGCCCAAGGGAGACTAAATGGACATCACGCTGCACTACGAACCGACGAAAAAGCAGCTTGCTTTTCACGAAACGGACGTGGACGAGGTGCTTTACGGCGGCGCCGCTGGAGGCGGGAAGAGCTACGCGATCTGTTGGGATGCGCTGGTGCGATGCCTGCGTTATCCGAAAACGCATGCCTATCTGTTCAGGCGCACGTATCCGGAGCTGGAGCAGACGCTGATTCAGACGATGCTTTCCATCGTGCCCAGGGCATTGGGCAAATACACGGCGAGCACACACCGGATGAGACTGGTCAACGGGAGTGTGCTCCATTTTTGTCATTTGAGCAACGAGGGCAAGGACATGCTCACCTATCAGGGCGCGGAGATCCAGTGGCTCTACTTCGACGAGCTGACGCATTTCACCAAACCCATGTACGATTTCATCCGCAGCCGCGTGCGCGCGCCGGATCGAATGAACATCGTGCCCTGTGTGCGCTGCGCCAGCAACCCCGGCGGGCCGGGGCACAGCTGGGTGAAGAGCTATTTTGTGGATGCGACGAACATCGGGGAAACCATCATCACCCGCGAGGTGCTGCTGGACGGCGAGGACAAGCCGCAAAAGCGGACGATTCAATACATCCCGGCGACGGTGCGGGACAACCCGCACCTGCCCAAATCCTACGAAGTTGAGCTGATGCTCAAACCGCCGAAACTGCGCGACGCGCTGCTCTACGGCAAATGGGATGCGTTTGACGGACAGGCTTTTCCGGAGTTTATCGACGATCGCGAGCACTACGAAGACCGGCAATGGACGCACGTCATTGCGCCGTTTTCCATTCCGCTCTGGTGGCCGCGGGTGGTTTCCTTCGACCATGGCTACACGAGGCCGTATTCCTTCGGCGCGTGGGCCATCGACGAGGAAGGGCGGGTTTACCGGTACAAGGAGCTTTATGGATGCAAAGAGGGTGAACCCAACACGGGCGTATGCCAGACCCCGGAAGAGATTGCGCGGGCGCTGGAGGCGTTCATGGAGCCGGAATACCGCGAGGGTATTCACGTCAGTGGCATTGCCGACCCGGCAATCTGGGACAGAAGCCGGGGCACGAGCGTGGAAGAACAGATTCGGCACGTGTTTTCCGGCGTGACGTTCATCAAGGGAGACAACACGCGGCTGGCGGGCAAGATGCAGATTCACAACCGGCTGCGGTTTGACGAGGATGGGCGGCCGATGATGTACATCTTTGAGAACTGCCGGGATTTTCGGCGGACGATACCGACGCTCTGCTACGACGCGCACAAGGTTGAGGATATCGACACGGCGGGCGAAGACCACATCTACGACGAGACGCGGTATTTTCTGATGTCGCGTCCCATCGCGGCGCGGCAACCCGTGCAGCCGCCGAAGAAGGTATGGAACCCGCTGGGGTGACGGAAAAGGAGAGGAAAGCGACGAAGGAGTGAACATATGACGCTTTCACAGATCATCGCGCAGGCGCTTCGCCAGCTGGACGAAGACGCGGAGGACGTGAGCGAATACGAAGAGCGTTTCAGGGTGTATGCGAACATGGGCTACGACATCGCGGTTCGCGAATACCTGAAACCGAGGCGGGTTTTTTACACCGAGGTGGACGAGGAAGGAAACGCGCCCGTGCCGGGACTGACGGTCGTGCGGGTCATCGAACTGCGGGACAAAAACGGGTTTGACGTGGGCTTTGACCTTGACCCGTGCGGGC